AAAGGAAAACTACAACAAGAAAGCTTCAACGGGTGAGAGACTGGCTGGTAAGGTTGTTTCGGGCTTATCTGATGTTGGAAGGGAAGGATTACAGAACCTCCATAAGATTATCCCAGCCCCCGGCGTAAAAGAGGCTGGGCAGTTTGTAAGCGATTTAATCCCCCACGGTGGAGCAAGAACTGGGGCATATGAGGGCAAGGGACGCAAGAAGAGGCAGTCTGCTCCTCCTTCCTCTGGTCGTCATAAGAGAGCCGAGATTGTTAAGAGAGTTATGGGTGAGAAAGGGCTATCTATGATTGAGGCATCAAAGTATGTAAAACAGCACGGACTCTACTGAATAAAAAATGCTAATATAATATACATCTGATTTTATTTATTTGCTCCAGATAGAATGTCTTCATATGGAACAAAGAAACCCGGCGGTTCTCTCGCCGTTCAGATGACCTTTCCTACTGTGTTTCAGAACACATATAGTCATATTGGCGAGACTCCACGATTCGCCACTCAGATGCCCCATAGAGCTCCTAATGTTTCCATCGGAACAGATGTCCAGTCTATCTGGCACGAACAGAAAAGAGCCGATGCTCATCGTATGTCCAGAGCAAAGGTGTATTCCACTATCTTAATGAACAACCGCTCTCAAGTTGCCGTCCATAATATGCCTTTCCAACCAAAGCCAGTCCTTGGACAGAGAAAGTTTGCTAATCCTTCTCACGGTGCTATGGGTGGTGGAAACGCCAGACAAGATTTAGACTCTGCTCCTTTTCACTACGCTAATGCTATTACCGGTGGCCATATGTATCCCGAAGATGAGCACAGATACGAAGGTGGTTTGGTTGGTGGTGTTCTCAGAACCGCCCAAGGTCAGTCCTACGGTAGGAATCTACTCCAAGCTCGTATCGCCCAGCTGGACGCTATTACCCAAGCTAAGTCTCAGTTTGATTCAGAGGGTATTCTTCAGACTGAATCTGCTCCGTTTGCCGGTGCTACATCTGCCCATACAACTGATGTCGTTGGGTCTGTGGAGCTGGGTGGGCTACTCCAGCAGATTAATGACGCACTCAATCAGAACTTTTTCGGTAATGCTGAACACGCCGGTATTGATAACCGAGGAACAGATGATAGTGGAGCAAGAAATCTATACCAAGACAGTTACAAGGCATTCTCCAAGATTGTTGAGATTGCTATTACCGGTAGTGCTGGTGAGATTGATGATGTTCTGGAATATATTAAAGGCACTTCGGCAGATGATGGTATTATTACCAAACTTGAGGCTATTGTTGATAGGGAGACTGCTCCAGATGAGAACCTAAGAGTTAAAAATATTATGATTTCCCTCAGAGAGTTCTGGCTCAGAATAAGTAAATATCTGGAAAAAATGACTAAGTTGGCTGGTGAGCCATATCAGAATAGAAAAAATGCCTCTAATGCCTTAATCAAGTCATATAGGTTCTCCAAGCTCAGAGACTCAACCGCACCCGCAGATTTCATTAACGCATCAGATGCCCAAGATGCCCAGAATAACCGCTCAGAGCAGTTTCCAAGCTCATTTAATACTTCTGGAGATGATGGTGATTCTGGTAATGGCTCGGCTGGTCAGTTTGGGCATTTTAATAGCTATCCACGCAGTCAGCCTTCCACAGTTAATACTGGCTCAACATATTACCAGAGACAAGCCGAGCAGAGCTCTCAGCCACCCGGTCATCGTGATACCCGAGCATTCCGTAGGAGGGAAGATAGTCAGCACGGATATTTAGGAGATGGGAGAGCAAGATTTTCTGAAGATGAGCGTAACACCTTTGCTTATAACTCTGGAGAGTTCCAGACCCAAGGCAGACCCGTGGGTTGGGCTGATGATGAGGAAGGCGAGGGGGCTCAATATGGTGAAGCAACGGTAAGAGAAGCAAATGAAGGTTCGGAAGGCGATGAGGGTGAGGGAGAAGAGGAGGAAAAAGAAGAGGAAGAAAGTGAAGGTGCTCCATCACCCGGTGGTGGTTTGAGTAGGCTTCAGTCTCGTAGGAACGAACACGGTGATTGGGACGTAACACCAGCACAAGAGGTTCAGCCTACAAGACTCTTCTCAGCAAGAGCATCTCTTCCTTCCGCCGTAGCACCACCATCAGCTTCACCCCCAGAGCCATTTACAAAAAGAGCCGACCTACCGAGAACTATTGAGGGACTCAAGCAGTTAGCTCAGAAAGTGAATGAACATTACAAGACTCCCGGCGGTAAAACAGTATTACCAGATGGTAAGGGTGCTATTTGGGTTTATGGTGGAACAGTCAAATCAGCCAGAGCTAACTTTATCAAGCGATTAAATCTATGAGTATAATAGTATGAGTATCTTAGAAGAAAAAGAATATCCCCACGCTTATCCAAGAGAAGCAGTCAGAGTATTAAATGCTATGACTTTTACTAATGGCGTAGGACTTAAGATTATGGGCTCTGCTTCTCTAAAATCTCAGTCTTATGCTGGAGACTACGATGGATATGAAATAGTAGATATGGCTCCAGAGATAATCGTATCAAGATTCAAGGATATTATAAAAAAACTAAAGAATATACCAAATACATATATCGGGGACATAAAGGCTGGACTTGTTGAAGAATGGAGAGTTTTACCAAAAAACGCAAAAAATCTTCGGGGGCATACCGAAAAAGTTGAAACACTTTTTGAGAAACATATCATTTCTTCTTCTGAATACAAAACATTCAAAGAGTTGCTTTCTAAAGAGCCGACAAAGGTAAATATTCTAAAGGCACTACAAGAAATCAAACCCCATATCGTTAGATGGACTCCTAAGCAGATTATGGAAGGTAAGCAAACTCTCGCAGATGGACGCACTTACACTCTTTTGGAAGCTATACAGTCTCCGACAATCACAAAGTTAGATGCTATTTCTCTAATAAAAGAAAAATATACCGAGTTCTCAGTTATATACGAGTTTCATTATAAGGGGCAGATTCTAAATCCAGATGTTATAGACCCAGAGAAGTCGCTTCAAGATTCTCTGCTACTCTATGAATCTGAAAATAACCGCTTCAAGGCTCTGAAGCGAAAGTTCGCCATAGCTAAGCTACATAATAACTTAGGAGACTTGGAAAAATATAATAAGCTATTAAACTCTGACTTAGGAAAACTTTATGTCGTATATTCAGATGTTCAAACTCTTGGAGACCTTCTGGGAGATGCTGACCTACCATCTGCTAAAGTTACTCAAGCCATCAAAGACTTCAGATTCAGACTCAGTCATATCTACGGACTTGAGCACTTCCTCAGAGCTCAGAAAGAGCTTCTTGGAGAACTCAACGAAGCCGTTGGGGCACATACCCAGTCGCAAAAGGCTTCTATCCTCCTCAGAGTGGCTGGAAGACTACTCAAATACTTGACCAAGGAGACAAAACTAAGAGGTGGTTTTTCTTATTTGGAATAATAGTTTCCTTATTTGGGAGTTTTTCACTTTGTTTTACACTTTTTGAAAAAATCTCACCTTATGGTATATGCCGAGCCTATCCTTTGATAAAGTCAAAGGAGCTAAACCTATCGCATTAGTCAAAGGAGGGAAGGACGAGGGAAGAATATTATACATTCACGACGACAATCATAAGGGCTCAAAGCCAAAATATGAGATTAAGGCGAATAACTACCTTACAGAGCTCCGAGATGTTAAACCAGCTGAGAGAGTCAAGCTAATCCAAAGACTTCAAGAAGCACACGATAAAGGATTAACCTCCGACCAGCTCGTTGGTGAGGGAAGCCTCGGCAAACAGTTATACGACAGAGTTTGTTCTGATGCCTCTAAATCCACTTGTATTGATTTACCAGATGGTTCAGAGTTTCAGCTACTTCCATCTCCCGACCCAGAGAAGAGAGAAGTTTTCTATATCGCCGGTGCCTCCGGGTCTGGTAAGTCTTATATAGCAAAAGGTATAGCCGAATGCTATAAGAAACTGTTTCCAGACAGAGAGGTTTATCTCGTCTCAAAGCTCGGAGAGGATTCTACTCTTGACGCTCTTCCCTTCCTTAACCGAGTGAATATTCAGTCTTTTATTGATGACTACCCAGAGCTGGACGAGTTTAAGGATTGTCTGGTAATCTTTGACGATTACGATACTCTTACCGGCAACGCCGAGAAAGTTGTGGGTAAGCTAATAGATGATTTGGCTACTATGGGTCGCCATACTAATACCACTATGTTATGTCTCAGTCACTACCTCACCAACTACAAAAAGACCCGACTGCTCCTCAACGAAGCTACCCATATCGTCGTATATCCTATGGCGACCTCCTTCCACGCCCTCGGCTACCTACTCAAAAACCACGTAGGTATGACGAAAGAAGATGTCCGGGACTTGAAGAAAATGGGAAGATGGGTTTGTATTTACAAGCATTATCCGCAGTGGTTATGCTCACTACAACACGCAAGGGTGCTAAATCAGTAGCTTCTTTTTCGCTTGAGCTCTTCTAATATTTGCTTGAACTTAACTTCACGAGCATCATATGCCTTTTGGAACTCCCGACGGTTATATTCTGCTTGAGCCATAGCACATATCATTCCGATAAAAAATCCCCACATCTAATATAAGATGAGTTTATCTGCTATTCAGAACTCTTGGACAAACCCCTCGGATATGAATGGGCTCAACTCTTGGACACTCATTTCTATGGGAAGCGGTGTTGAAGTTAATCTGACTACTGCTCCCCAACAGATTACTTGGGACGTTACTCCTCTATGGGATACTATTCCTACTCTGAACGGTGGCCTTACTGCGAAAATGGCTAACATAAATCTGCTCTTTACTGTTCCAGCTACTGCTCTTGCTACTGATGGTTGGATACAAGTTACGATGGACAACTATTCTCCTACTGGTGGTCTTTTCGCCGTATATCCCTTCGGTCAGATTTCTGTAGCACAAGCCGGGTCATATGGTGTTGAAACTGGCGGGGCTAATGGTGATTTTGCGGTGTCATTAAACTTAGATGGTATTGTTTATGATAATGAGCTCGGTGATGTTTTGAGTCGTATAACGATATATACTGCTGGAATACCATCAGATTCCGCAGTTTCCATCAGAATGAACGCCATAAATGCCTCACCCCTTACTCTTAGAGTAGATGCTGGAGTAACTGCTCCTCCAGTCGTCGGTGTGGCTGAGAACGCCAGAGACCTTCGTAGCATCTTCACTAAAATGACTCCAGAACCGGCTGTTTCTACTGTAGTGAATCCTAAGCAAGAGACTCTCACTAAGCTACTAAAACTGAATAAGGAAGCGAAAGAGGCAAAGGAAGCAAAGGTCACGAAACGCCGAACTGTCAAATAGTTTGAAGGCGGGTCAAGGCGGGTCAGACAAACCGCAAAGTATCTCTATGGCCTTGAATCACACCCCGTATTCCAAAAAAGTTAGTTTGCGATTTGCTTGACCCAGTCTGACCCATAACTTCGTAGTTCTTTTTGCTTCCATAAATAGAGATGGATTCCGATATGCTGAAGAGTGCCGGTGTTTCTACATCATTTATAGTCATCGCCGGATTACTTTATAAAGTATTTACCAAGATTAAAGGGAAGAGGTGCGTGTCAGACTGTTGCGGACGGCAAGGGGAAGTAGGGATTGATGTAAGGGATATGCCTCCGACTCCCCCGAAAGACCTCTGGATTCAGATTCCAAAAAAGGTAGTGTCTTTTGAAACTCAGAACGAACATTCTCAAGTAAGCTTAGAGCAGTCTCTTTTGGAAGAAAAGCATTAATCATACCAAAAGCATCTTTACCATATATCTGAGGGGGGTAAGAAGACTCTTGTGCTTTCTGCTCTAAGAACATTTGACACCATAGGATTTGTGCTAAAGATATTTGACCTTTGTATGCTAATATCTTTTTTGCTTCACCCTTAGTAAGTTTAAGAGGGGGTTGTTTGAACTTCTCTAACTCTTTTGGCTCTTTGGGTGGCTTTGCGGTTTGTTTGACCCGGTCTGACCCGGCTTTGGACAAAGGACTTCCCCACATACTATAATACTGTTATATAATAGTATGGAGGGACTCGGCAAGATTAAGGATTATCCATTATCTGATACAGATATTAGGAAGATATTAGGAAAAGATATTAAGATTATAACCTACCCGATGCTTGGTCAGATGGAAAGCATTAACGAAGCTTTTGACAAACACGGGCGTTGTATTATGTTATATTTGACTGAAGATGAATCAACCGGACACTGGGTGTGTATGCTAAATAAAGGCAAAGAGTTAGAATACTTTGACCCGTATGGAGAAGCACCAGAAGAAGCTCTTAGTGGTGTCCCTCAATCTAAGCTTCAAGAACTTGATGAAACTCGCCCCTACCTTACTGCCCTTCTCAAAGCCTCCGGGAAGAAGGTGTCTTATAATCATTATGCCTTCCAAAAGACAAAAGATGATGTGAATACTTGTGGTAGGCATAGCGTTGTGAGATGCTTGTATTCCCCTTATTCATTAAAGCAATACAAGAAGGTTATGGATTCCTCTGGAATGACTCCCGACAACTTTGTATCGGCATTAACTGCGAGTAAGTTAGGAAAATAATAAATACTCGTAGAATATAGAATGAGTCGGTCATATAATAGTAGCTGGGAGACTATCGGAGATGCCTCAGACCCCGATGTGATTTACTACAACGCCTCCATTATTAATAACACTACAGATGACACTCTGAGAGGTATAGCTAGTCAAGACCCTCAAATCCGTTTTAATGAGACTCGTGATACATCTATAGTCAAGGACGCAAGTAGATATCAGTTTTCTATCATCAGATTTGTAGTGAATGGAGGGAATAAGGATTTACCTTTGTTCATTCCGGCTATTCAGAGCTCAACTGGTCAGACAGACCCCAATCTAACCGAGTATGGTGTCGGTATTATCTGGAATGGGCAGATTGGGACTACGAATCAAGTCATCACCCCTCCTCTGACCTACTTAAACTATGTCCCCGAGACGAAGAATCCCTATCTTGCTCCTCTGCCTCGGCCTCCTTGTAATGCTTCTTATGTTGGCGTATGGAGTGCTACAACAGTTTATAATACCGGAGATATTGTTGGTAATCTGAATGGGACGGCATTCTGGGTTGCGAGTCCAAAGATTGTTCCTCCTCAGACGGTTGCTCCGACAACTGTTCCAGCTGGGACACCCACGGGGAATACAGACTTTTGGAAGACTACGGGAACAGAGTTAGGTAAGGCACAAGACTTATCAAGCAAATATTACTGGGTTTATACATATTCACATATGGTTGATATGATGAATCAGACTTTCATAGACGCAAACAAGGCCGTCTGGTCAGCGTATAATGCTATTACAACTCCGGGTAAAGCGGTATATGCGACTTTTTTGGACTGGCTGACTGATTATCCTTCCCCTAAAATGATTTATAATAATACTACTGGACTCTTTTCTATTTATTATCCACCTTGTTATGCTTCTCCGGCAGAGCAACTGGAGATAGAAACAGCCCCTCTTCCGGCCTTATCCCAGACATTTCTATTTTTTAATGTGAATATGGAGGGTCTATTTTCAAACTTCAACAATATATATTATAATAGCGGAGGAATCTTTCCGGTCTGGCCATATACACCAGAGTTTAGTGCTTCTAATGTTCCCGGATATGCGAACAATATGATTGTGAATATCATAGGTCTTCAAGATAATGTGGTTACAGACTCGGCTGATGTAAAGTGGTTGAAGATGACACAAGACTTTGCCTCTACATCTACTCTTTGGTCGCCGATTGAATCTATAGTATTCACGAGCACTTTGCTTCCTATTCAGAATGAGCAGACAGCTCCCGCTAATACCTACGGCAGAGGAAATATCGGAAACTCCGCAACAACAAGCCCGTCAGCATTCTCTCCGATTATCACCGATGTAGCCTTAGACTTAGCTACCGACCCGTCTGGCTATAGAAAGATGATTTATTACGCCCCCGCAGCCGAGTTTCGTATGGCGGATTTCCAGAACTCAAAGCAAGACATTAGGAATATTGATGTCCAAGTGTATTGGAAGAATCGGCTTGATAATACTTTGTATCCGATGACTATGTTCAATCTGTCCAGCGTTTCTATTAAGCTAATGTTCCGCAAGAAATCATATCCCCCCAAAGGGGATAGACACTTATGAATGAAACCCCCGCAAGGAGGGTTCTAAGTCTCCGGCTAATATATTCTTAAAACAATCCATTTTTAGCGGATTATTTTATGTTTGCTAAGTATATAAGAATGAGTGCGGACATTCAGAAGGAATCCGTTTTTGATGACCGCATTATCCAGAGTCGCCCTAAATACGCAGTAGAGAAGGGTGCTCTCTCCCTTACGAATGCTCCGTTTAACTCTATTGCCTCTACGAGTTCTCAGATGACTTTTAACATNTATGTTCCCTCTGAGAATGTGTTCGTGGATAGGGCTCTTCGGTGGAGTGGGACGGCATATTTTCAGATGAATGCCTCTTATCCAGCTGGAACGACTATGGATACTACCCAGCCCGTGGTCGTGATTGGCCAAGATTGTGCCCTCGCCCCCTTCCCTCTGAACTATATGTGCCAGACTATGACGGCAACCATTAACGACACTACGAGCGTGATTAACTCTCAAGATGTTCTTTCTGAGGTTCTCCGACTGACTGATTACAAGAAGAATCTTACTCAGAGGACTTGCCCTACCAAGCTGGACAAGTATCAGTGGAACGGGACTGGGCTTCGTTGTAATAACGACCCTATGGGCGGTTACTCTGAGGCGATGAATACTGATGAGGTTCCTAACGGTGCTTGGTCTGGTATGTATTTCACTAACCCGGCTGGTGCTCCTCTGGTGGGTGATGGAACTTATACCTACCCTACTGGTGGCCAAGTGTATCAGTATAAGAATGGTGTGCCTATGTGTCTTGCTGGTGTTACGAACTATCCTATCTTCTGGGCTCTTCGTTCTACTGAGAAACTGGTGCTCTCTCCTTTTGTTTTCGCAGATGATTGTGAGCAAGATACTGGCCTCTTCGGCATTAACAACATTCAGATTATTATGAACTTTAAGAGTGCTGGAGGGACGGGTCTGGGTGATATTGGCCGTATTCTTCGCACACGCTCTAATACTGGACCTACTGGTTCTGGGACGACTGTGAATGTGCCCATTTCCCCCGTTCAGATTAGTGGGATTAACTGGAATACTGGGGCATCTGGTGGCGTGTGGTCTAAGTCTGTGCTGAATGTTCAGTTCCTAACCCCTTCTCTTGATGTGCCTCTTCCCGCCAAGAGCGTAGTGCCCTATATGGAGTTCCCTCGTTACATCACTCAGCAACAGAACGGAACTATCCCCGCTGGTGCTGTTCAGCAGTTACAGTCTCAGACTATTACACTTCCTCAGATTCCCGACCTTCTGATTGTGTATGTGAAGGCCACCCAAGCCACGGGATTCCCAGACCCTACCACGAGCGAGTATGCTGATTGCTATTTACCTCTGGCGAGTTCTTTCAACTCTCAAGTGAATAACCCTCTCAGTATTAACTTTGATAACTTCTCTGGTCTGCTCTCTTCTCACACGACTGAGGAGCTTTACCAGATGTCTATTTCCAACGGTCTGGAGATGGATTGGAATACTTGGTGCGGTCAGACCCGTGCGAACAACGCCGTTCCCGCTGGAACTGCTATGGATAATAGTGTGAGTCCTCCCGCCTTCGCAAATCCCGCTCTGGTTCAAGGTGCGATGAGGGCAACAACTGGTGGCTTCCTTGTGCTCAAGCCTTCCAAGGACATTACCCTCCAAGCTGGACAAGCCCCTTCTCTGGTGGGCAACTTCACTCTTCAGTTTA